CTCTGCGTCCCCTAGCCTTAACCTCACATTTTAAGTGAAGTTAATTTACTCATCGCCACCGGCGGACAAGCACGCTTGTCCGCTGGCGTGTGTAGGACCTGACCGAGAAAGGGAGGAGACAGTCGTATGACTGCTCCCACCACTTACCTAGATAGTACATATCGCCGGGACGACCTTCTTCAAGGTCGCCTGAATGGCTTGCTTCTGTGAAATGTCTCAGAAGCATTGACCAACCGCCGATTGTACCGTTTAAAACTCTAGGTGCCTGGACGTCCCAAACGAGGTTCTCTTGCTTCTGAAGCTTGAGATTCGTTCGGCTCCGTACAGGTTTCTTATTGTCGGTCGATACGCGAAGATGCGGACCTCTCCCTTGAGAGGTTTTAGCATCCGGGATGAACCCATAGACATGGGTCAACCAGTCAGTTATTAACTGGTATGTCGCATAAAGCCGTCTCTCGTAACAGTGGTTTGCGTAAGCGCACCAGCTGGCGAGGACGTCAGGGCGACGGGATGATGACCAGACTGTCCGAAAACGGACAGGAGTGACGTCGGCGCCATTGAAGGCGTCTGTGCCACATGACTCTCTAAAGAGTCCACCGGTACAACTTTTGTCGTGGTTAATCTTTAACCCAAACGACTCTAGCTGTTCGATAGCGTTCGCGGCGTTAGCCGTGGTGACTATCACATCATCTCCGAACACTGCTATACGCTCTCGCGTATAGGTGTCAGGCGAGCTCGAGTGGAGGATCGCCCAGATCGTAAGCGCCATGATTGGGAAGCATAAACTGCTTCCCATCGGAGCAAACTTCTGGAGTGATAAGACCCTACCATCGGGCAACACAGTAGACGAACTTCTACACGCAAGGAGACATTTTAATATATGCTCCGGGTATAGAAGGCGAACTAACTCAACGGAAACGCGATCACTTGCCTCTTTCAGGTCAAGTGTCACGTACTTACCAGTCGAAGACCCAAGTAGGGCTCCGATTTGGTTCGTTCGTTGTGAACTGAAGAAGACATGTTCTCGGGTGAGATAATGCCTCTCCAGGTGACGGACCAGGGCCGATCCTAGCCCTTGCTGTATCCATTGATAATCAACGGGTTCGCAAGATATTAGTCGGGGCCCACGCGAGTCCTTCGGGACGAGTACAACTCGAGCCGGAAGGTCCTCCTCCTTAAGAGACGCGAAGTCTCTGTAAGCATCACAAACATGCCCTAA